AGATACAATTACATCTTTCACAACCGTCCTCAGTATATAAAAGAAGTGGAAGTGTTATATTTTTGAGTGGATTTTGAAATAATAAACTTCTAATATCAGAGGGTGGTGGACAATTCAAAGATGATGCACCAAAAATAGTTTGAATTACTCTTACAATATTACATATAATAAAAATTGTTAATTGAACAATTAACAGAATTGTCGCAATAATTGGTGATAAAATAATCCAAAGAAAACTTAATGTGTGTAATAAAGGAACAATCGATACCAACAAATTTCGAATAATATCAAGAATAAGATTGTTAAAAATGTAGTTAAAAGTAATATTAACTATAACATCGTTTATTGGGAATTTATTTTTTTCCCCATTACAAGTAGAGTCCTGAATATTTTTAATCTGTAATGTTTTTCCAGGTCGTAAACCGGCAGAATATCTGTCAATAAGTTGACTTATAGTATATACTTTATTAAAGTATAATTCCATAAAAGTATCCTCACAGTTAATAGCTTCTTGGTAGTTTGCATAATCATTCCAGTCTAAACTAAAAGCATAAGACGCTTCCAATAAAAATCTTCCATACCTAACTACCTGAAAAACAAACGTTGATGGTGTCTCATCATCAGGACTTTCCCAAGAAAGATTTAAATTTGGCAATCCTCCTAAAAAATTATTACTAAAATTACGACTTAAATATGGTGTTCCATCAGGATAAGTTATTTGTAAATTTTCAACATTTGATGTTTTTTCTAAAATAAAAACATACTGAGTTGCGACATTTTCATTTATTAAATTGTAAATATTTGCTTCAGTAGTTCCGGCAGCTATTTCAACTGTAATAGTATCATATACAAAATCTTGTAAACCTGGGTCATTAAGTAAATTTGACCCATTATAAGTCCATCCATATTCTTTAATGTTAGGAACTAAAAAATAAGCTCTTTTTGTTGATTCTGAAAGTTGTGGTGATTGTTCCCATTTTACTTTAAATCGATATTTTGCTTTAGTCGGAACACCAATATTAGGATTATCACTTATTCTTCTGACACCTTCTTCATCAGTATACACATAATCCAAATTCATAGGAACTTCAGTTACCCATGTCCCATCTTGGTCAATAATTTTCCCATTATTATCTAATTTATATTCTTCAAGTATCGGTAATCCAAAACTATCGACTCGTATTGTTTGTCTAATTGCCAATATTTGACCAGGACCAGGTATCAAATCACACATTGTACCTATATTTCTTTTTAAATTACAAATATCATCAGTTGTATTAGTAACTTTAGTTCCATCATTTGTTGAGAAAATAGAACCAATAAAAACCGCTGTTGGTGACAAAGTCACATTTTTTTCAGAGGTTAAATCAAAGTCAATTTGTTGGATTGAATAATCACATATTTCAGGCTCACCGTAAAATGGTGAAACTTGTATTGTTTTTGAAATACTAATGATTTGAGGTAACTCATTATAATTTTCAGAAAATTTAAATCGTGTTCCGTCAACTTGTGATTCAGTTGCAAGACCCATTCTTATTAAGTCTTGTGGTGTCATTGAGAACTCACCAATATCAGAAAGGTCGACTTGCATAAACAACGTCTGTTGACCTGTCGGGACTCCAAGTATCATAAAGTCACCAGAGTCGTTTGTACTCACTGTGAATCGATAATACTTATCATAAACCTCAATTACTGTCTTATTAATCAGAGCGTCAATCCTATCAGGAAAAGTTCCAACAGGAACGTGTCCACTATGAGATTGTGTATAAGGTAATAAATTATATCTATAACCATCCTCATTAATATCATTAATACTTTGATAAGGATATAAAACTGAAATATCTTGATTTGTAATATCTAATTCATCAATAGGTATAAAAATAGATAAACGAGCGTTTGGTAATCCAAAACCATTATTACAAAAAACTCTACCACAAACAACACCATAATCAGCACAAGCTCGAGTATATAAATTATTAGGCGAAATCGTTAAAGACAATAACTCTAAAGTGTCGTAATTTTGTTCTAACTTAACCTGAATGGTCTTGTTTACCCCTAACTCTGTTCTAATTCTGTATGTTGATGACATGTGTGTTTTTAAATAAATATTTTAAACACACTTTTATAAAAATAAAGGATGTTAGCTAAAGTTAACTGTAGTTAAGTTCTTTACTATGATTCGAATATCTTTATTAGGATATCTCACATCATAAATTTGTGTTGGTTCTGCAAATATTGTATCGTCAATTAGTTCAATCTGTCGAGTATCACTATTCGCATATCTTTGTGAAGTTTGAGATGATGAATATTGTCCACCTACTTTATTATAAACTTTAATATCTGTCACAGTTATTACCCCAACTTCTTCCTGAACTAATCTTCTTATTTCTGATATGTAGACATTTGAACCCATCTCTCTTGTTGATGGACTCATATAGTTTTGAACCTTTTCAACTAAGTTTGTAATAACTGTCCCCTGATTTTGACTAGCATCTAATACTACTGAGACATCAAATGCCAAATCAATTACATTGGCTGAATTTACAAAAATATAATCATTTATCATTCTGTAATTTGACAAATAATTAGCAATATTACTTTGTAATGTATTTGACACATTACTTGATAAATTACCTTCGGTATCATAAGATAAAATATTAATTTTGATTTTGTTGTCTTCTTCAGTTATTGCAACTTTTGCCGGAGCTCCAAACATCGATGGCATTTTTCTTAAAATTGCTTCGTAATCATTAATAGTTACTGCTCTGTTTTGTGACGCAAAGTTAAATCCAACTAAATTTCTAATTTCTTCGATTGTTGGAGCATTTGCTCCTCCAACTGCCGCAGTAACATTATTTACCTGAAGAGAGTTAATGGTATTTAGATTTTGTTGAGAGTTAGGACCATTCACAGAAAAATTAATTGTCCCAATTTGATTCATAACTCCAACACCTATATTACTTTGTAATCCACCTCCAACACGGTACTGAATGAACAATGTCGTAGTTGGTTTTAAAGTAGAACCTAAAGAAAAATTATTTTGATATTTTGAGATATCTAAAGTAATTCCGTTTAAAGCATATTGTCGTAATAATTCATCCGTAGATTGATTACCACCACCAAAAGTTAATTTAAGATAACCCTGTGGTGTATACTCAGTAATAAATCTTTGATTTGTTTGTAAATATTTTCCAACTTTAATACCAGGATTATCAGATGTTTTAGTAGTATCAGGTATAAAAATTCTATCCTCAGCTAAAGCTTGTACTTCATACCATCTATCAACTGTTGATAAAAATTCTTGAGCCGATGGAATATTTGTAAAATTATTTCCGTTCTTTAAAAGAACACTTGTGACACCTAAAACATTTTGTTCAGGTAAAAATACTTCTAAAAATGGTCTTGAATCTGTTTGTGATATAACCTTTTTAAATACTCTTGTTACACCATTTACAACAGGTTCTCTTTTTAAAATAGTATAATTCACTAAACTACCATTAGCATTAAAATTTGGAATTTTTAACCTGTTTGGGAAACCTTCTGAATTGTATTCAGAAGCAAAATCAATATCATATAAAGTTTCAAACGTTTGACCAGCACCTAAAACTTGACTACCTCTACGTAAAACACCACAATATTGTAAATTTTCAGAATCACCATCTACAGGAACTGTAATAGAAAAATCACAAAGAGCAATAGAAGGTCTTAATCCCGGTATTTTTAAACCATATGTTCTTGCTATGTTATAAACAGATATGTCTTTTTGAGCATATTGTAGAACAGTTTCCTGTAATGCTCTGTCAATATTAAAATTTAAATTATCCGTAACCGCCGCGTTTAAATCTAAAAACACTGAAAAAATCGAAGCGTCGTTAACATTTTGAATTAAATCAGGATAATAAGTTTGAACATAATTTATTAATTCTAATCTTATTGCTTGGAAATCCCTTGTTGTATATGATATTTGTTGTGCCATTTTATATATTAATAATTATAAAGTCCGAAGTATTAAATACTCCACTAGTAATATTATAATTTATTGTCACCTTTGCAGTGTGTTCGTTTATTGCCAAATCAGGTAAAGTCATCTCTCCCGTTTCAGGGAAAGTAGTAGCTAAATCTGATTGTCCATCAGGTGATATAATTGGTTCAACTTTAACTGATGTGATTTGAAGATTAGGAATATACGTAGTTACCGCATCCTTAATTTCCGTTTCAATCTCGTTAAATGTTGGTCCATCAAGTGGTTCAAAAATATATTCATATAATCGAGTTCCAAAATTTGGTAGAAAATATCTACTTCCTTTTCTTGTTAATAACAAATGAATTAAGTCGGTTTTAATTTCGTCTTCACTAAAGTCGGTTAAATCTAAATATTTACCGTCAAAAGAATCTCTGAATGGAAATGTTATACCGTATGTTTTACCTTGAGCCATATTTCATAAATACTATGAAAATAAAAATCCCGACCTAGCTCGGGATAACACATCGGATTTTTTTAAAATTACTAAAAATTAAATTATTGAATTTTTTTAATCTTAAATTCTTTAAAAAACTTTGGGTAACTTTCTAAATAACCTTTATAGGTTTCATCATCAAACTCAATGTTTTCTGCCATCCAATACCAATAGAGATTGTCATTCAATTTAAATCCATAGTAATCGTGAACGTCTTTTTGTATTTTAATTTCTCTATCAGCATATTCATGTTGTCCAACACATATAAAACCTGAAGTAACATCTTTTATTATATTTGGTTCATTACCTGGAACAAATCTATTATTAATCCAATTAAGTCTTTCGATTAATTTTTGATAAAACATATTTGCACTACCCCATCTTATTGATGTGAAAAAAATTACACAATCAGACTCGAATAATTCTTTTGATATTTTCCATAGTTCATCATCTTCATTATGGATTGATGCCCAACATCTGTGATATCCTGACGGATTTTTTTCTTTATCTTTTAGTAACGCTTCTTTTAACCCACACTTATTACCATCCTCTCTGGATACATTACCTTCACATGGATGAATAATTAAATCGGGAACATTAATTAAAGTTACATTATCTAATTTTTCAGCCATAACTTCCGCTAATATTGTCGATTTCGGAGATTGTTTTTCTAAAATTTTTTGGTATCTATTAGAACAAGTTAAAAACAATACTTTGTCAAACTTTTTAAGTATGTCAATTGTTTTATCAATATTTTTAAAATTAGCGTTTTTCATTTTTTTTCATCCATTTAGTTCCGTTCCAAATTTCTACATTTGTGAAACTTTCTTTATATTCATATACATCTTTGTATGATTCGTATATATATAAGTATTTTTTATTTTGTGTTTTTGTATATTGTGAAAGAATAAAAAATAAATTAGTTCCTAAAGATAGTTTTGGATATTTTTCGGAATAGGATGAATTTAAAAAAATGTTAGACCCATCTCTTTCTGTAAACCTAGCGTAACCGACAATTTCATTTTGATATTCAACCTGTATTAAAGATATTTTAAAAAAATTAGAACAATTAGTATATAAATCAAAAATATCAAAATTTTTTTTTGTGTAATAATTTTTAAAAAAATTATCAATCAAATTATCATTTTTATAATCAACATTCTTTATTTTTAATTTATTAATTATGTTTTTTCTTTTATGTGAAATATAAAAGTCATCCATATTCAACCTACAACTTCTTGATTGGTACCATATACCGTAATCTTCCATTGATGGTAACCACCCTTCATTTAAAAGTTCGTCATCACTTTCTTTCTCAGGTAAACAACTTACTTCACAAAAAATCCTACCATCGTAATTAAAACCATTATCATGATTATAAAATATTTTCATTACTCAAACTCTTTATAAGCTTTTGACATTTCTTCATTTGTTTCACCTTTTTCAAGGTCGGTATGGTCATAATTCATTAAGTCAGTATCAGGAGTAACCCATCTTGAATTCCTTTCCGCAGTCCATAATGTAGTATTGTATTTTCTGTGAATAACTAAATCTTCTTTGATTGTAAATGATGGGTCATGTACCGTTAATCTGTTGTTAGGTTGAATTGCAAAATTCCCATTATCCATCGCAATAAAATGACCACATTTATGTTGTGATGGAAACTCACTAAGAAGAAAATCAGTATCTGAAGAATCTGACGAACTACCCCAATCTAATGTAAACAAATAACGACCCTGGTATTTTTCTCTTCTTCTTGATAAAAATTTAACAACTTTATTTTTTAAAATAGGATATGAAGTAACCCCAACATGATATGAGAAAGAATCCCAAAGAACTAATTCGTCTAATTCTTGTTCAGGAGCATCTTCTTTCCAACAAAATGCATGTATAGGCATTCTCCACCACAAACCCCCATCTTCCATTATAAAATGAAATAATGGAGCTTGTGATGGTATTGAACACATTCCAAAAATATAACATGGAAATTTTTTATCATGCGAATCTTCTTGGTTTCTTAAAAAGTTACCTCTAATGTACGCTTCAACAAGAGGTATTGGCGTGTTTAAATATGACATAATTTTTAAATTTTTTAAAATAATTAAGATGAACAACCAAAACAATCAAATTCACTATTTTCAGGTTTTGGTGGTAAATTCATATAACTATAATCTACCTTTGGTGGTTCAGGTGTTGGTTTTGGTTTGTTAATTTTTGATACGTCCATAGCCAAGTGTTTAGCTCCCGTTGAGATTGCTCTTGTTCTAACGTAGTAACAAAGTGTTTTTAATCCTTTTTCCCATCCGTAGAAATGTGATGATGAAATTTTTGATAATGTTGGGTTTGACATGTAGATATTCATTGATTGCGATTGGTCAATAAATGGTGCTCTATCTGCCGCCATTTCAATCAATGCCTTTTGTGAGATTTCCCAAATTGTTTTATACTTTTCAATCAGTCTTTCAATTCTCTTAACTTTAAAGTTATATCTTTTATCTTCAGGGTCCAAATAATTCAAGAAGTTAATTCCTTGAATTGAACCTTCATTCATAATGATTTCATTCTTTAAGTCCTCAGACCAAATTCCAATCTTCT